TCCGATCGCCCCCTGAAGCGCTGCCGGGTCAGTAAGCTGGGCGCCTGTTGAGGTCAGCTTGTTTGCCGAGCTGGCGCCTTGACCCTGCGAGTATTGCAGCATGGACTGGATCGCCTGGGCGGTGGTCGGGTCCATGTTGGCGTAAAGATCACCAGTGTACCAAGGCGTTCCAGCCTTACTTTCGTAGAGAGCGCCTGCGCTGTTGAAAATGCTCTTGAGAGCGTCGCCCTGTGGCGCCCAAGGATCGCTCTTGGTGGTGGTAGTGGTCGAGCCACCGAGAAGTCCCATTGGGGATGCTCCTGATTGAAATTAGCTTCGGGCGTAGAGCCGGATGGTGGTGCCTGCGGCGAAACCGCCCGAGGCAGGGAAGACCGCGAGCTGGTTGATGGCGGGCGTTGCGTTCCACTGCCCGGCGACTTGCTGCGAGGCGAAGGAACCGCCGTTATCAGCGGCCACGTTGGAAACCGACGTATAGGGCTTAAACAGCGCCGTTCCTGCGTAGTTCGGGAAGACAGCCTCGAACATGGAGGCAAAGCCAGCAGGTGCGCCGCTGCCGCCAAATTCAGCCAGGTCGGGGTATCCGCTGGTGATGAGGGTGTTGCCGTAGATGTTCTGGCGCCGGGAAGTGTAGTTGTTCCCGGTATCCCCATTCACCCGGAGCTTGATCGCAGTAGAACCGCCCGTGAGGCGACCCTGGCCTGACAGGATCAGGTCCTTGTAGGTCGCTGGGATGCTGGAAAACGTGGCGACCGTCTCGCCCCCGGATGCCACGAACTCTGCAATCATCTTGAAGGTTGCAGTCGCGGATGATCCGGCAGGGCCTGTTGCACCTGTATCGCCCTTCGGACCCTGAGGACCAGCAGGACCGGCAGGACCTTGAGGACCGGCAGGACCTTGAGGACCGGCAGGCCCCTGTGGCCCGGTTGAACCTTGCGGCCCGGTGGCCCCCTTGAGGGACAGCAGCCAATCGGTCTCGGACCCGGTGAATCCATTAGCCACCGCGACCTCGTAGGCCGATTTTCCGTCCGCACCTTCTCCCCCGCCCGATACGGCCAGGTTGGTGAAGGCGCTTTCAATCTTCTCGAACTCGCGATCGACGTGTTCTCCAAGACCCTCCGGCACAGGGGGTCGGATGTCCCTGCGATAGGGGAATGTCTGCTTTGCCATGTTGGGTCTTGGAGGGGTCGTTATCGCTTACCGCGCAGCGTTACGCTCGCGTCGAAGCCTGAGAATGAGAAGTCGGTGATGCCGGTGTGGAGCAGCCGATGCGAAAGGTATCTCCCGGCCCTGCGGACGGGTAGCTGGTAGTCTGTGGTGGGGTCGAACGCCTGCGGATCGTCCCAAAGAGGCGCCACGCCAGACGTGTCGTTGGCCCCGAACTGGAACCGTGCCCCCGAGCCTCCGCTGGAAACGGAAATCTGAGGGTAGAACTTGAGCAAGGACTTGTAGGAGCTGATTGCCGCCCCCTGCTCGTCCAGGTCGACCCCGATCCGCTCGACAAATGCGTCTTTGAGCAATTCCGGCGCAATCGGCTTGGCGAGCCTGCCACCTGTAATGAGGTCCAGGCCGATGATGCGGTTGGCTGTGACGCCTCGGGGGACGTTCTTACGGCTGACGAAAAGCTGGTGACGCTCCGATTGGTCGCCATCCCCTGCGTAGGTCCCGCCCATCGTGGCAAATGTGGAGGGGGCAGAGCTTTCGTAGGTCATGCCCGATACGACCGCGGCATAAGATGCGGCAGTGACGTAGGGCACATCGTAGAACGTCATCGTGTCGCGCCTGTAGTTGTAGGCAGCGATGCGGTTGCACCCGTTCGTGGGGTTCGAAAAGCCCGTCAGTCGATCCTGTGAAGGGTAGCAGAAGTGGATCTCGTTAAGCCGCGGGCTGTGGACCACGAAGCACAGGTGCGCCAGGTCTCGGACCAGTCCCCCGAAGATGAAGTCCTTGTTTTTGCCGTGGACGATCGAGCGCTTCGAGGCCCCATCGTGGGCAATGATGTCGTTGCGGTCGAAGACGAAGTGCTGTCCGTCGATCTCGACGACGCAGTTGGCGTTGATGACCCCGATGTCGTCGAACCGCTTCCGGAAGTCGAAGATGAACTGACCCCCGATGTAGGTCATGGCCCACACTTCATTGGTCCCGTAGACCATGAAGGTGTCGCGGAGGACCGCACCATCGACGATCTCCCCCTTCATCTGGTTCAGGATGTTCTCGCCCGCGGAGTTTGTGGTCGAGGTTTCATCCCACGACAGGGGATCAGACCCGAACTGCGTGAAGTCAGACCACTTGACCATCTGGGGGTACTCAGTGGCCCCCTTCTTGACGTTCAGGGCGATCAGGAAATCCTTGTAGGACCTGAGCGCCGAGCAGCGCCAATTGGGGTCCCAGGCCGTCAGAGGGACAAACCTGGCGTCCCCACCTGCCTTCTTGAAGGGGACGTTGCTGCGCCTGTTGAGGTAGGAGACGTTGCCGAGGAAGTCGTGGGTGAAGGTCTCCCCTGTGTCGGCCACGAATACCGAGGTCGGGGTGATGTCGGACACGATGGACCCGATGACCGAATAGACCTTCGAGAAGTCAGCAGCGACAGTCACGAGAGTTTCGGCGCCCGACGAGATGGCAGGAATTGAGAACAGGTGCCCCGGATCGAAGCTCGCGTCGTAGGCCGAAAGATCGAAGACCTCTCGCGGGACAGGGCCTCGCGAAACGGTCCCGTTCTCGAAGCGGACATTGACGCCCGCAGAGAACACGTTGGGCGGCAGATCGTAGGGGTGAATGTCCGAGATGATCCCTGCCCCGCCGAGATTGCGGACGGGAAGGTTAGGCATGGACTTGGATTAGACCTTCATAATGAAGTGCAGGCCGTATGACGGCTGAATGGTCGAGACGGTGACGGAGTGAGCGTGGTTGTCCGCGTCGGATACCGTGTGGGCGTGAGTCCCCGCGTCGATCTGTAGCTCGTGGGAATGGGCCTTGTTGGCGCCGATGCTGCTGGACCGGCCAATCGTGGGTTCGGCTCCGGAGCCGCCCATCAGGTACGAGGCGCCCGACGAGCTGCCCATGCCCTCTTGGGGAGGCGAGTTGGAGGCGCTCAGGCCACCATAGCTCAGGCGCTCATTGACGAACCCGAAGTGCCGGTGGGCCGGGATTTCGTCAGTAGTGAGGGTGTGGTCCTTGGCCAGACCTGTGTGGGTATGGGACCCGCCAGAGATGGTGTGGGAATGACCACCTGCCGCCCCGGTGTTGACGGTGACGCTGGCCGAACCCGCCTGTCCGCCCTGAGGGACATCCGTGCCCGCCCCGACAACGACGCGGTTGCGGAGGTCGGGGGTCTCGATCGTCCCTGCGCCATCAGTTCGGCTGACCTCGCGGCCATCGCAAAGCGCCGATCCGCTGGGGATGGTGGACGATGAGCCGTACCAGGAGAGGATCGCCCCGATCGGCATGGTGAACATACCGTTGAGCTGTTCGTCGCTCAGGTCGATGGGGGCGTTGATGTTGGGAAAGGTGTTCTTCAGGACCTGCTTGATGAGCCGCAGGTGTTCGTCAGCCTGCGCGAGCTGGTCGGTAGCCGCCGGATTGGCCGGTTCGAGCTGGTGTAGGTACGTTGCGGATTCGAGAGGCACTTAGGGTCTTCTGTAGGGGACTGAGAGAAAGGCAGAGAGGAAGACCAAGAGAGAAGACCCATTCATTCTCTTGGGGGACTGAGAGAGGACTGAAGGAGGGACTAAGAGGCTTATGGTAAGTCTCTTTCTCATTCCTCTTGGTTGACTTTAGTGGCGTAGCGATCGGTCAAGGATGACGGTGGCCTGCGCTGGTTCTTCTAAAGGCCGGGTTTTATCCCTAAATTTGACACTTTCCTTATAGATCAGTGACTTAACCATCGGTGCAGGATGGGATCGTCACGACTAGATCAGCCTACAGTCCTTCAGTTGGAGAACGGTTTGGGAGGCTATCTCAATGCGCCCCGCGAACACGAAGCGGTCCCCTTCCTTGAAATTGCTAAGGGCATCCCACCAGTGATTGGCGAAGAATGCCATAAAATTAGGCCCCCGCACCCCGCTTTTCTCTACATAGCAGATAGCCGCCATGAACTCCTGCGAGTGGACCACCGTGACCAACCGGGCCTCAACTGTTGTGTACCATCCAGCATACGGATGCAGATTCCGGGCGATAAGGTCTTCCGGCATTTCTGTGGCCAGCAGATTAGACACACTGGACTGCACATCGCGAGGCAGTTCCTTGCGGACCTCCCCTGGTTTTCGTGATGCCTCCCCCGCCGGAACCTTCAACCTGCGTTTGGAGACTGGAGATGCGGCCTGTTCACTCGGGCGTGATCGAACTGCCTGCCACAAGAACGCGAGCGCCATAAGCGTGATCGGCACAAAGGCGCTGGGGGCGGAAAGCATCCACGGGAGAGCCTGCGCCGCCTTGGGCCACCCCTCCACCGACTGCTTCAACGCTAGGTAGATCGCGGCCACCCACATGAGAGCGGTCGACAATTGGTCGGGAGGCTGGAGTTTCATTTCGCTCCCTTACCGCGTCTCGGGTTCCCATGCCACCGGGGCCGGGATGGGACCCATTAATTCAAGTTTTCGATGTTTCAGACCGCCACGCCCGGAAAAAGCGAGGAATAACAACAACAACCGACCGCGTTTAGCGGTTTTTTGGAAAACAGGGGGTGCCACGGGTCGCCCGGACCCTAGCGCCTGCCCGGAGGGGACCCAAAGGCCCGCAATCCCCCGTCGATCCTCCCCCGCCACGCGGAAACCCTAGGTTTTCTGCGGTTCTTCAACGGATAAACTATCCGTGATGGGCGCGGGGGACATTAGGGCGCGGTGGTCATCGGCCCTTCTATGACAATGGCGGGCGGGCATTGCGCCCGATGCGCTGCCATCCGGTCCAGCTCGTGTCTGGGGAGGGTGTGGGTCTTTAAGGTGAAAAGAGGGACGCAAGCCTAGCGGGGACATTGCGCGGGCGGGTCGCCTGGTCGTCGCCTTGTCATCGCCTGGTCGCCCCTCCGTCGTCGCCTGGTCGGCGCCCTGTCGTCGTCGTCCGGTCTTCGCGTCTCCCCTCGGTCATCCGCCTGCC